ATAAAGAATTATGATGGCTATCCTCTTGCTATTACAGACCAGTTGAAATCAGAAGATGAAGGTGTTATTTTTCGTGCTTTCAAATTATTTGAATTAAGGAATATTAAACCGAATGATACTTCATTGGAAGTAATGATTGATGAAGAGGTGGAAAAATGACATTTGCAAAACTTATTAATGTACTTAATTTACTTGACCATGATAAAGATATAATGGTGGTTAGAAAAAGTGTAATAGAAAATGATGATTATGATAGAATCACTTCATTTTCAAAGTATGATGAAATCGGTAATTACATAGAGTATATTACTGATGTTGATAATGATTATGAATTTTTTACTATGGATTTTGATGGATTCAGGGATAAGAAAATTACAGATGAAGGTTTGGAGGATTAAAATGACTATTGCTAATTGTGATTTTTGTGGAAAGAAAACAGAAGTAAAAAGAACACATTATGGTTCAGGTTTTGGCTATGTACGATTGATTTGTTCAGATTGCCAAAAAGAATTAAATGCTGAAATTATCCAGCCTGAAAAGAAGGAGCAAGAAAATGATATTAGATAAATTAAAAGGTGGAGAATGGGATAATACACCTATTTCAGAATTGGAAGAAATTTCTGATATTATTCAGGATTGTTTAGAGGAGGCTAAAAATGGCTAAAGAAAATTATAAGGAAATTTTAAGATTAAAAGAAATGTTGGAAAAGGCTGAAATTCCTTTTGAATTCAGTGAATTTATGGGTGGTTATCATCTTTGTTATCCAAAGGATAATGACCATGATTGTGTTGAAAAAGAAACTTTTGATAGAGTTTGTTCAGTAATTGAGCATGATGGTTCTTATGGTCGAGAACAAGATTTGCTTGAAATTATGGGTTTACTAACTGATGAAGAATATCAGTGTGATGAAGTTGTTGGTTATCTTTCTGCAGAAAATGTGTTTGAAAGAATTAAAAAGCATTATGAAACTGTTAAAAAAATAAGTAAAAATAGTTAAAAATCGTATAAAATCCTATCAAATTTGGCTTGAAAATATCCTTTTCAAGCCTTTTTTATGCCCAAAATACATAAAAAATATAGTAAAAATTATGTAAAAATAGTGAAAAACTAGCAAAAAAATATAAATTATGTATAATAAAATTATTATGACATACAATCAGGAAATGTACATAGAGTACATAATACAAGGCTATAATCATAGAACCGCATTCATTAAGGCTTTTCCATCTAGTAAAAGTAAGAAACCTAGCATAATAGATGCTCAGGCAAGCCAATTATTCAGTAAACCTGAAACACAAGAATATTTCCAAAAAAGAAAAAAAGAAGTTCAGGATGAAATAAAAGAAAAATCAATTTGGAATAAAGAACTAGCAATGAATGAACTTATAGACCTTTTATACACCAATAAAAAGGAATCTAAACGCTATGAAGAGGCATTCTATGATGAATTAGACCTTATTGATAAGAAAATCATAGAATTGGAAAAGCAAATAAAGAAACCTAGACAAGCAAAGAAAGTTATCAGGCAACTAACAGACAATGTAGACCGCTTGCGTTGGGAGCGGATTCAGGTTTGCAAAAGACATACAAGTAATAAAAATGTAAACGAGGCTATTCTTAGTAGTATTCAGCAATTAAATGAAATAATGGATTTTAAGAATGAGGCTTTAAGAAATCTAAAGGAAAGCGAAAATCAACAAAAAATAGAAATCCTTTTCAATACTGATATGGAAAAAGGTAAAGAAGATAATGGAAACAATACAACACAAGATTGATTTACAAGATGCCGTTGGTGAAAACTACGATGAATTTCTCTTTTCAAAAAAGCGTTATTTAGTTTGTAAGGGTAGTCGTGGTAGTAAAAAATCAACAACAACGGCTTTGAAATTTGCTTATATGATTCCTTATTATTATTTCAGATATGGTGTAAAACCTAATCTGTTAGTAATAAGACGATATATGAATACCAATTGGAATAGTACACGAGCACAATTAATATGGGCAATAAATAAACTTGGAATGGCTGGTTGGTGGAAAATTCCAAAATCTGAACATGATTTGACTTTTCTACCTAGTGGGCAACAAATAATATTCAGGGGATTGGATGACCCTCAATCAATTACTTCTATCACCGTTTCAGATGGTTTTTTGTGTTGGGTATGGATTGAAGAGGCATTTCAGGTAACAAGTGAAGATGATTTTAATAAACTTGATATGTCAATTCGTGGTGAATTGCCTGATGTTTTATTTAATCAATTTGTACTAACTTTCAACCCGTGGAGTGACCGTCATTGGTTGAAAAAAAGATTCTTTGATAATCCTGATGAAAACACTTTATCAATGACAACAAATTATATGATGAATGAATTTCTTTCTGAACAAGATAAAAGAATCTATGAAATAATGAAAGAAAGAAATCCTAGACGATATAAGATTGAAGGTCTTGGTGAATGGGGTATTGCTGAAGGATTAATCTTTGAAAATTGGAAAATTGAAGAATTTGATATTGAAGAATTGCTCCAATTACACGGAAACGAAAAGGATAATAGAGGTTTACCTAATTTTGTTTCAGTCAATGGCATGGACTTTGGTTACAATGACCCAACCGCCTTTGTAGGTGCTTATGCTGATAAAAAGCGTTATAAGATTTATATTTATTTTGAATATTATGAACGGCAAATGGAAAACAGAAAGATTGCAAATGCTATTATTGGTGCTGGATTTGCAAGAACTATAATTAGAGCCGATTCTGAAGACCCTAGAACAATAAATGAATTGAAGTTGCTGGGATTGTATGGAATCAGGGGTGCAAAAAAAGGAAGTGGTAGTGTTGTTGGTGGAATACAGAAACTTCAGGATTATGAATTGATTGTGCATCCAAAATGTGAACACATGATTGAGGCATTATCAAATTATGCTTGGAAAAAAGATAGATTAACGGATAAAATAATAAATGAACCTGAACACGATTTTTCTCACTTGCCTGATGCGTTGCGTTATGGTTGTGAAGATTTACAGAAATTTGGTATTCAGGTTTAGGGAGTATAAAATGCAATATAAGAATTGGGAAATCAGACAAACAAAAAATAGAAATGTTGTTATTATTGGTAAAAACGGTGAAAATCTGATTCTTGGAAAAAGCAAAGAATTTCTATCAGAAGAAGAACTAAAACAGATTTTTGATGAATATTTTGGTAAGGAATATGGCAATTAATTATTCAAAAAATACGGAGCAATATTGGAAAGATAGATATAATCTCAAAGAAAGTTTAGGTGATAGAACGGAAAAGGAATTGTTCAATCATATAAAGGGATTGTATCAAAATACATTATCTGAAATAAACAAAGAAATTGAGGCATTCTATGGTCGATATGCTGATATGAACGGTTTATCTATTGCGGATGTAAAGAAAAGGCTTAATCCTGATGAATTAAGGTCTGCAAAACAAGAAATTGCAAAGTATTATTCTGATATTGATAAATTGGCAAGAACGGCTGATAGTAAAGTATCTGCAGATTTGCTTAGAAAGTATAAAAAACAATTAAGACTTCAATCAGCAAAGGCATATATGAGCCGATTGGAAGATTTGAAAATCAGGATTAGAAACAATCTTGTGAAAATGGGTGTTGATGAAAGTAATTCCCTTTTCAATTCGTTAAAGAAAACAAGTAAAAGAGCATATACAAAATCAGCATACAATCTTAGTAAGTATTCAGGATTTGCAAATGCAATTTCTGATGACCAATTCGCAAAGATTGTGAATGAACGCTGGCTCGGTGAAAATTACTCCGACCGTGTTTGGGAAAATAAAGAATACCTAGAAAATGAACTTGAAAAAACATTTCTTCAGGGTGTTGTAAGAGGGCAAAATCCTAGAAAGATTGCTGATGAAATGCAGAAAAATATGGGTGGTGCATATTATCGGTTTGAACGATTGGCAAGAACTGAATTGTTACATAGCCTGAATGAATCTACTTTTCAAAGTTACAAAGATTATGATGTAAAAAAATATCAGTTTGTATGTGGACTTGATGAAAGAACTTGCCCTGATTGCGGTGCATTGGATGGGGAAGTTTTTGACATTAGTGAAAAAATAGAAGGTGTAAATTATCCCGTTATACATCCTAATTGCCGTTGTACAACTATTCCATATTTTGAGGATTTGGGTGAATCAACTAGGGTTGCATATACAGAAAATCATGATATTTATGAAGTGCCAGCCGATATAACTTATACTGAATGGCTAGAAATGGTTCAGAAATAAGATAAATTAAAATAATATACTTGACATATTAAATAAATTAGTTTAATATTTAATCAGTTACAAGATAGGAGGTAACTGATATGAAAGTTGGTGACAAAATCAAAATTGTGGAAATGGTTGGTGAACCTCAGTACACGGGAAAAGTTGGAGTGATTGAAAGTATTGATTCAATCGGTCAACTTCATGGAACTTGGGGTGGTTGTGCAATTCAACCTGATAAGGATGCGATTGAACTTGTTAAAGTTTGTTGCATTTGTGGTAAGGATTTTACGGGATGGGGTAATAATCCTTCACCCGTAAAGGAAGAAGGTGAATGTTGCGATGATTGCAATATGAAATTTGTAATTTCAGCAAGATTGAAACAACTTAGATAATCAGGAAAACCGCTAGAGCAAAATCTAGCGGTTTTTTTATTACTTTATTTTTTATTTTAAGTGTTGTAATATAAAAAGTATGGAACTTATAAACAATCAAGAAACAGAAAATACAACTTTTTCAAAAGGTTTGTCAGCAAGTGAAATTACTCAAATTATTGTAAATAAATACCGTGAATCACCAATGGTTAAGGAAATGCGGATTGCTGATAAATATTATGATAATCACAATGAGGAAATTGAAAAGAAAACCCGTGTCTATTTTGATAAAGATAGAAACGCTATTCAGAATCCTAGAGCCAATAATGCAAAAATTAAATCTAATTTCCTTAGAATGTTGGTTCAGCAGAAACAAGATTATGGATTTGCAAAAACATTTATCCTGAAACTTTCTGATGAAAATGAAAAGGAAATTGAATTAAAAGATAATGATTATGGTTCAGAATGGAAAAAATTCTTAGATAAAATCCTTTTCAAAATTTCCTATGTATTGGCTGGGCAAGCCGTAAATCACGGTTTATCTTGGGGATATGTTTGGATTGATGAAAACGGTGATTTGCAATTGAAAGATGTTCAGGCTGATTTGGTTTATCCAATTTGGAAAAATCGTCAGCATACTGAATTGGATAGGCTTGTATATAATTACAAAACTGAAAAATACGATAGTCTGAATCCAACAATCTATGAATATGCGGAATATTGGTCAGATAAAGAAAGACGATTATTCAATGTAACAAATGCTTATGTTGAAGAAACTGAAACAACGAATGCAAATGGTGACCCTATTTATTCTCACATGGTGGATAATAAAGGTGGTATTTCTTGGGATAAAATTCCATTTATCTGTTTTAAGGCAACGGATGATGAAAAGACTTTACTTTCATTCATCAAAGAACAAATTGATGCATACGACCAACTTGATTCAAGAAGTGTAGATGGTTTGGTTGATGACCTTGACCCAATTCTTGTTCTCAAGGCAATTTCACCTCAGGTTGGTGATTTGCTTGAGGCTAGGGAACTAGCAAAAATGACAAGAACAATTAGTGTTGATAATGACGGTGATGCTTATTATATTCAGGCTCAAACACCCGTTCAGAATCATGCACAAAAAATGGAAAGTTTAAGACGAGATATTATCAAGTTTGGATATGGTATTGATTATGAGGATAGCCGTTTTGGTGGTAATCCTAATCAGTTAGTAATTAAATCACTTTATCAGAATCTTGATACATATACTGATGGTTTGGAAAGACATTTTCAGGATTTTATCAATGACCTGAAATATTTCTTTGATAAATGGTATGAATTCAGCGGTAAAGGTAGTTTTGAAGAATGTCAAAAATATAAGTTGCTTGTGAAATTAGACCGTTCTATGATGGTTAATCAATCGGCTGAAATTGAAGATACTGTTAAACTTGCTCAAACGGGTGTTTCTCAGAAAACATTGCTTGAATTCAATCCTATTGTTCAGGATGTTGAACTTGAACAAGAAAGAATTGAAGAAGAAAAGAAACAAAATCAGGATAATGACCTTTTCAATTTTGCACAAAGAACAAATATTGAAAATGGTGGTGAATTTGAAATGCCTGAATCTGCAGAAACTGAAAAAGAGGAAAAGGAAAATGAAAAATAAAGATTATTCAAAATGGCTTAAACTTATTATTGTGGTGTTTGCGGTAGTTGCATCAGTACTTAAATGGCTTGGGTTTATGGGAAGTGCGACTATCACTGAAATTTGGCAAGTTGCTGGCTTTGCTTATGCTATTTCACTTGGAACTATGGATTTTAATATTTGTAAGGATAATTTCAGGGAAAATAAAAATGATTAAAGTATTATTGTTTATTATTTTTATCTTGGTTTTGTTGCTTGTAATACTTGTTTCAATTTTGTATTGCAAAAACAATAAATCAAAACAAATGAAAAAAGATATGCAAAGTGTAATTGATGCTAATGATTATTTACATGATGAAATCCAAAAATTAAACACTGTAGATAAAATTAAATCAAACAATCGGAGGGAGGCAAATGAAAAAATCAACGATTTACATAATGGTGATTCTTTTAATAATGCCATTAATATCTTGTGTAACAACAAAAAAAACTGAATCTGTTTATATTCCTGAATTGATTTTTCCAATATTTCCTGATTTATCTAATTTTAAATATAAACGGACTGAAAATGGTGTAATTGTTTCAAATGAATATATTTTGGAATTATCAAGATATAAAATATTGATTGAAGAAACGGAAAAAACATATAATGATATTAAATCATTATATGAGGAGGATAAAAAATGAAAAAGAATTGGCTGACTATTATTGGTATTCTTTTCATTGTTGTTGGAACTGTTATCACTTATTTTGCAAAATGGGCATTGGCTGATGTTTCAGGATTTGCGGTAACAATGTTTGGTGCTGGGTTGGCAACCGCTAATCTTTGGAATAAGCGTGATAAAACAATAAAAACTTGGTTGTCTGTTTTATCGCTTGTGCTTGTGGGTGTTGGTGCTTTTATTTCAGGATTTGGTGGAATAATTGCTGAATCACTTGTTACAACAATTATTTCTAGTGTATTTGGATTTGTTGTTATAATTGGTGGTTTGATTGTTTCAACAATAGCAAACAAGTCTAACTAAAAAAGAATGGTTTACCCTTGCAATTTGTTTATTGCAAGGGTATTTTATTTGTAATAAAAATACACTTTATTTTTTTTATTTTATGTTTTATACTTTCATATATGGAAACTGAAAAGAACTTTAGATGGTTTAAGTGTAAAAAATGCAATAAGCCTTTACTTAAAATTACAGATAAATCAATCATTGTGAATGAAATATATTGCCGATGTTGTAAAACTTCTTTTCAGGTAGAAATTTATAATGGCAAGATTCTGAAAGTTCAAGAACTTTGTTAAAAATTAAACTTGTACCTTTAAGGTCTATCAATTAAGTTTGATAGACCTTTTTTTTTATTTATATTATTCCTATAAGGAGCAAAAAATGACTGAACAAAATCAGGAAGTTGAAACACCTGAAACTGAAAACAAGGTGGAAAATCAAACAGTTGAAACTCAGACAACCGAAACAAAAACTGAGGAAAACACAAATACGGTAAATAATACACCGTATAGGACATTCGCAACACAAGCGGATTTTGACAGACATAGTGCTGGGATTCTTAATTCGGCTAAAAATAAGGCGGAAAAAGAATTGTTAGCAATGCTTGGTTTGAAACCTGATGAAAAGGATAAGTTGGCAAAGTTCAAAGAGGCTTATGATAACACCCTTTCAGAATCAGAAAAGCAAGCAAGAAGTCTTGAAAATCTTAATAGTGAAGTGAATTTGTTGAAAAGTCAGATTGCGGAAAAAGATGCAATCATTTCTGCTCTTTCGCAGATGACGGGAAAAAGTTCAGCCGATGTAGACAAGTACGTCAGAATGGCAAAAGGCTTGGTTGATGAAAACACAAACATTGAACAAGCATTGGCTCAGGTACTTAGTTTTGCAAAGCCTGAAGAAAAGAAAACTATTCCAACGGGCAAGCCATTGAATGAACCTTCAGCAACACAAACTGAAGAAAATCCATTCAAAAATGGAAACCTTACGGAACAAGGTAAATTGATTGCTAACGATAGGGAAAAGGCTCGTGAAATGTATTTTGCGGTCTATGGAAAACACCCATCGTGGTAAAATATAAGGAGTAAAATATGGCTTACACAAAGATTGCTGATGTAATTCAGCCTGAATTGTTTGCTCAGTATGTTATTGATAAAACTACTGAAAAAAGTGAAATCATGAATGCCGGTGTTGTTGAAAACAATCCTGAATTGAATCGCCTTATTACGGGCGGTGGTACAATTCTCACAATGCCAAAATGGAATGATTTGGGTGGAAAATCTCAGGTTCTTGATGATACTAACCCTATCACTGTAAACAACATCACAAGTAAATCAGAATTGGCAACATTGCTTATTCGTGCTAATGCTTGGGGTGCTCATGAACTTGCTGGTGCTTTGGCTGGCGATGACCCAATGAAAGCAATTGCAGACCGTGTTGCTGATTGGTGGGTACGTGATGAAAAATCAAATATCATGGCAATTCTTAATGGTGTTTTTGCATCAAGCGGAATGTCAGGTCTTGTAAAAGATGTTACTACTGAAACAGTAAAAACAATTTCAGCAAATGCCGTTTTGGATGCTAAACAGTTGATGGGTGATGCAAGTGACCTTCTTTCAATGATTTATATGCATTCTGCAACATTTACTGAATTGCAGAAACAGAATGTTATTCAGTTCATTCCCGTTGCTGAAAGTAAGATTCAGATTCCAACATATCTTGGTTATCGTGTTGTTGTTGATGATTCTGCTCCCGTTGATACAAGCGGAACAAAACCCGTTTACACTACTTACCTTTTGGCTCGTGGTGCTATTCAGCGTGGTATTGGTACACCAGCAACTCTTACAAGTGTTGAAACAGACCGTGATTCACTTGGTTCTACTGATTATCTGATTAACCGTCAGGCAAAAGTTCTTCATCCAAAGGGAATTTCTTGGATTGGTTCAGCAAACATTTCAGGTGCAACACCTTCAGATACAGAACTTGCCATTGGTGCAAACTGGAACCGTGTTTCTGATATTAAGAAAATCGGTATGGTTAAACTTGTTCACGAACTCTAATAAAGGGGTGAAATATGGGTTTAAGTTCATTTAATGCAATGAGGGCAAGGATGAAAGAGGAGGCAGAGGCTCTTAAAAGTGCCAATGTTGAAGTAAAAGAAACCTTGCCTGAAAGCGTGGTTGAAGTTGCAAAGGAAAAGGTAGTTGAAGAAACACCAAAAGATGAATCTAAAACTACTAGAAAAACCGATGCAGAAAAACTGAAAAAGAAAAAGGAATAGTAATTTATGGCTGATGGCAACGAAACAGAATTTGATTATTTGTCAAATGTAAAACTTTTGTTAGGAATTTCAGATGGTAATGCTGATGAAATCCTCCAATTGTATATATCCATTACAACAAATGAAATTCTTAATTACTGTAATATCAGTGAATTGCCGTCAGCCTTAAATTACACTTTATGTCAGATGGTTGCGGATGCATACCGTGATAATCTGAAAAATAATTCAACACAAAACGTTGTTGGCAATATTTCTAGTATTTCTGAGGATGGTAGAAGTGTTTCATTTACCAATGGTAGTGAAATTAAAACCGCTATTGATGATAGAATCACTAGAACTACTGAATTAAAGCGTTATAGGAAATTATTTAGAATATGAGTGGATTCAACTTTGGGCAGATTGGAAACATAATTTCTGAATTGTTCGACACCGACTATGTAGATATCAAACGTGATACATCAGGTCAGTTGCAAGAAATCTATTCAAACATTCTATGTCATATAGCGTTTACCTCAACCGATAATCCTAATCCTGAAACCGTTGATATAAAACCTATTATTCAATCTTTAACAATTCATTTTCCTTTATGGGTAGATGTTAAAAACAATGATTTTATCATTGCTAAAAGAATGGATAATAACGGCAATTTGTTAGCGGTTTATAGCGGTAGATGTGGAAATCCTATTGTTTCACAAGGTCGGCAAAAGGTTTTAGTTACTATGTCAGGTACGGAAAGTGAAACACCGACACCAATTCCACCAAAAAATCCAATTAATATAAATATTGAATATTTATCAAATGATATTCACATTCAGGATTCTACTGTTTTTGAAATTGAAAAGGGCAATGATTTTACATTATCTGCTCCATTGATTGATAATTATTCTGCAGTCGATTGTGAAATTGATGGTGAATTACAAGGTTCAACAACGGCAATTATTACAGATGTTCAGGCTGAACATACTGTAAAATTCATTTATGAAAGTTCAAGCGTTTCTAATGGATTTAGATTCTTAGTAAAAGGCTTGTACACAAAAAATGATGGTAGTCTTGCAAATGGTTATCATCTTTACAAGAAAATAAACATTGATTCAATTTCTGAAAATGAAAATGTTTATACAATTACTTGTGACGATATAAACATTGAGCATGAAGATAACGGTAAAATGTTATCTATTGTGAAAGGTGCAAAATTGTTGCTTGTTCCTAATGATTTATTTGTTCAGGTAACTGATATAACAAATAAACAGAATGGAAAAGTAACATTCAATGTGGTTCAATTTACACCTACTCAGGATGAATTGAATGCTTATATTTGTGATTGGTATTAATTATGGGTTTTAGTTGCGATTTTAAGGAATTAAAAAACTATACGATTGCAACAAAGGCTTTTGCTGATGATTTTAATTACTTTTTACGCAATTTTTTGGGTGAAATGGCAAATAGAGTTATCGCAAAAACAAAGCCTAGAACACCAAAGGACACGGGTGCTTTAAGAAGTGCATGGCAACTCGGCAACATCAGCGGTGTAGGTAAAAACCTAGAAATTGAAATCCTGAATCCTATGGAATATGCGACCGATATTGAATATGGGCATAGAATTATGGGTGGTGTTGGTCGTAGTATTGAAATTGGTTGGTATGAAGGTAGATTTATGCTGAAAATTTCAATTGATGAAGTAAAAGCGGAAATGCCGTCAAGGTATAGAAATGCTTTTTATAATTTTTGCAAAGAAAAGGGAATAGATTGGAGGTAAAATGGTTATTGATAGTGAAGATGTGAAACAAGCAATAACTCAAAGACTTCTTGAAATATTTCCTGATATAAATGTATATAAAGAGGCAAAAACAAATATTGTTTATCCTCATTTTTTTGTTTATCAGATAAATGTTTCTGATATGGAAGAAAGAAAGGATTATCATTTACTTTCTTATTCAATGGAAATCAGGTATAGGGTTGCAAGTGACCCTAGTACGGATTTGAAACTTGAACAAAACTTAGATAATGTTGGATTAAAACTTTTGCAAGGTTTTAATGTAATTGATTTTGAAAGTGAAAAGGTTAGATGCAAAGATAAAAGCATTGAAAAAGTTGATGGTGTTTTGCATTTCCTTTTCACAATTAATGTGTTGGCAAAATATGTTTCAGGTGAAGAAACAATAAAGCAAAATAAATTAAGTTTGGAGGTAAAAACAAATGGCTGATAAATATAATTCGGTAGTTGAAACAGTAACGGCAATTCAATTTACTTTTGATGCATTAAAAAATATTTATATGTTTCTAGGTATGAATGATGTTACATATTCAGTTAAAAACCGAACTTTAAGCGGTATTGTTACGGGTGCAAATGGTGAAAAATTATCCGTTCAAAAAACTGATTTTATTGTAAAAGATTCATCAGGCAACATAGCAATATGGAAAGTTGATGAATTCAATAAAAAATTCGTTAAGGTTGAATCTTAGGAGGAAAAAATTATGGCTGGTGGAACTTGGTTATCACAAAATAAAGTAAGACCTGGTGCTTACATTAATTTCAAAGCCGTTCCAAAATCATCAATGACCGTTGGTGATAGAGGAATTATCGCTATTCCTTTAGAGTTGTCTTGGGGTGCTAGTGGTAAACTTATTGAAGTTCTTTCAAGTGATATGCTTGATGGAACAAGTAAAAAATTGGTTGGATTTACCGCTTTTGATAGTGAATCTAAACTTCTTGCTGGTGCATTAAGTTATTGTTACAAGGCTCTTGTATACAGAACAAATGTTGGTGGTGTAAAAGCAAGTGCAACAATTGGAAATATTATTGCAAATGCAAAGTATTTTGGAACTTTTGGAAATAACATTATCATTTCTATTAGTGAAGATACAAACACAAATCTTTGGACTGTAATCACTTATGTTAATGGTTCTAGTGTTAATAAACAGATTATTTCAACCGCAAGTGAACTTGAATCAAATGATTATGTTGATTTTAGTGTTGCTCAGGAAGGAACACTTGAAGAAACAGTTGGTACATCTTTAAGCGGTGGAACAAATGGAACTTCAGATGAATCAACATTTTATCCTGAATTTTTGAGCCTTGCATCTATGGCAAAATGGCAGACTTTGGTTTGTTTCAGTTCAAGTTCAAGCATAAAATCTTCAATTCAAACATTCATTAATGGAATGCGTAACGATGAAGGTCGATATGTTCAGGCGGTTGTTGCTGATTATGACGGTGCTGATTCTGAAGGAATTATCAATTCTATTTCAGGTGCGGTTATTGATGGTGTAACATTCAGCAAAGAAGATTTTGTTGCTATTGTTGCTGGTATGACCGCTGGTGCTAATTTTAATCAATCTAATACCGCAAGAAAAGTTGTTGGTGCAACATCAATTATCGGTGAACTTACTGATAGTCAGATTAAAACCGCTTTAAGTAACGGTAAATTCTTACTTTCAACATCTTCAGATGGTTCAATTAAAGTTGAACAAGATATTAATAGTTTGCATACTTATTCATCTGATAGAAATTACAATTTCAGCAAGAACCGTGTAATCCGTACACTCGATGAAATTGGTACAACTACAAAAATCACATGGGAAAATTCTTATATGGGAAAAGTTGATAACAATGATACGGGTAGAGGATTGTTTAAGGCTGATTTAATTCAGTACGGAAATGAACTTCAGCGACTTGCTGGCATTCAGGAATTCAAAGGTTCAGATGATATTTCAATTGCTCAGGGCAATGATTTGGATGCCGTATTGGTTGAATGGCTTGTAAAACCCGTTGATTCAATGGAAAAACTTTACATGACTGTAAACGTTAATTCATAATGGAGGTAGAAAATGGCAACATCAGTTGAAGGTTGGAAATTTATGAAAGCGGAAGATGCAATTTCAGGAAAAGAAGGTGCATTGTACGCAACTATTGATGGTGAAACAATTCAGGTTGCTGAATGTAAAAACATTAGTGCCAAAATAACTAAAAATAAAACTGAATTTAAGGCTTTGGGTTATCGTGGTACTCAGCATAAGGCAACGGGTTGGACTGGTACGGGAACACTTGTTATTCATTATGCAACATCAAGATTTGCAAAAATGATGATTGATTATGCAAAGAATGGTAAAGATACTTATTTCACTTTGCAGATTATTAATGATGACCCTACAAGTGGAATCGGCAGACAAACAGTAAACTTGTATGATGTAAATCTTGATGAATCAGAAATTGCAAAACTTGATACAGATGCGGAATTTCTTGACCAATCAATGAATTTCACATTCAGTGACGTTGATATGCCTGATGAATTCAAGAATGCATAAGTCTTTATTTTTAATCCTAGTTGGTTTATAATTCCAACTAGGATTAATTCATTTTATTTTATGGAGGATTATAAAATGAGCAAATTAGACGATTTTCTTAATTTAAGTGATGTTTGTGAAATCAAGAAAACTATTACAGTTAATCTTGGTGGAAAAGATTTTGAATTGGTTATCAGACCAATTACAGAAGAAGAACATACTGAATTTCAGCGAAGGTCAAATGTAATCAACAAAAACAAAGTTACATTTGATAGCGGTAAATATTCAAGTCTTGTTCTTGAGGCTTGTATTATTGAACCTAATTTCAAAGATGCTGAATTTTTGAAAAAGGCAAAATGTGTTTCAGCAACGGAATTTATCAATAAAAAATTCCCGGCTGGTGTTGTTGCCGATATTTCACAAAAGATTCAGGAAATTTCAGGTTTTGAATCTTATGATTTGGAAATTGAAAACGCAAAAAACTAATTAAGGAGGATGGCGAGGCAAATTATTGTATGTACGCTATCCTCAATTTCCATTGGACTCCTAATCAATTTAATAATTTGAATAGGAAAGAAAAGGCTTTTGTTATTGCTTGTATTGATAATCGCATACAAGCGGAACAAGCCGAACAAGCAAAATTGAGGTAATTATGGCAAAAATAAATACTACTTTTGGTTTTACTGATAATATTACAAATCCGCTTAAAAGAGTAACAAATGCATTAAAAAACACTGAAAATTCTTTTAGCAATGTTCAAAAAGCCATAATTACCCTCAATTCTACCACCCAATTAATTTCAATGGGTGTAAATGCGGTTAGAAAAGTATATTCAACATTAAATACAGAAATACAAAAAAATGTTCAAGTATATCAATATCAGGCTGAACAAGAATTAAAACTTGAAACAATCATGAAACAAAGAATGAATGCAACTCAGGCTGATATTCAATATGTAAAAAATTTGGCAAGTGCTGAACAACAATTAGGTATTTATGGTGATGAAATGATTTTGCAAGGTGCTCAGGAACTTGCATCATTCACATCAACTAAAGAGGCTATTGCTGAATTAGTGCCAGCGATGAACAATCTTATTGCTCAACAATACGGCTATTCAGCAAGTGGAAGGGATTTTCAGTCCGTTGCTGATATGATGGGTAAAGTATTAAGTGGTCAAACGGGTGCTTTATCAAGAATGGGTTATATCTTTTCTGAAGAAGAAAAGCAATTATTGAAAACGGGTACTGAAATGCAAAGAGCCTCAACTCTTGCAAAAATCATCACGGACAATGTAGGTGAAATGAATCATGCTCTCGCTGGTACTAATGCTGGGCAGATACAAAATGTTTCAAACAGATTGGCAGATTTACGGGAAAACATTGGTAAAACTTTATTGCCTTTACAAAGTGCAATGAAAGGATTAGAAGGTGCAATTAAAACAGATTGGTTCAAAACAATAAATAAAATGCTTGAATTAATCGTTCCAATAATTACAAGAATCATAAACGGAATTACTCAGGCTTATAATGCCATTAATAAACTTAAAAACGCAATTAAAACTTCATTGATTCAATCAGTGATAAAAAATCTTAATGCTTTAGCGGTTGCAATAGCATTTATTGGAAGTGTTTTTGTTTCAGTTGGTGTTGTTTGGGTTGCTACTCATGCCAAAATGCTTGCGGTTACAATAGCAACAAACGCTAAAATTTTGGCTAGTTGGATTGCTACCCATGCCAAAATGGTTGCAACACATTTAGTTGCAATGGCTAAAATCATTGGTGGTTGGATTGTTGCAAATGCTTGGGTTTTAGTGATAATTGGTGTAATTGCTCTTTTAATTGTTGTATGGGTAAAAGTAGGAATGACTTTTGAAAAAGTCGGTAATACTATTGGTAAAGTCTTTGGTGCTATTTATGCCGTTGGATATAATTATATTATGGGTTTAATTAACCTTTTCATTAAATTGCAAAATATTATTGCTGATTCTTTCATTGGTGAAAAATTTGGTATGCAAAAAATGGAATTGAAAGAATATAAAAACATTCAGGGAACAATGAATGCTGGTGCTATGAAAGGTGCTGAAATCGGTAAAGGAATGGATGATTGGGTTAAAGGATTGCAAGATAAATTATCTAAAAATAATATTGTTGATGGTATTCAGAATGCTTTTAATTTCAGCGGTTCAGGTGCTATTGAAGTTACAGATAAAAACCTGATTAATATTGCTGATGATTATAAAGAACTTCTTTCAAAACGTGCTACTGAAAGATTTAATTTACAATATAAGAATGTTACACCATCATTGAATATTGACCACATGGATATTCATCAAGAGGCTGATACAGAAAAGGTTATTAGTTTACTTTCAAATGGAATTAGCGAATTCGCTAATTCAGATTTAAGGGGTTACGCATAATGAATACATATAAACAAGATTCAATAATTCCAATTTATATTACATTAAGTTATGACTATTATTTTTTGAAATTTCCCGTTAATCCTGAAAGCATCAAAAAAGAAATTTCATCGGGTGCAACTACAGAAGACGTTGAGGGTATTGGGCAAATTAGTGTTCCAAAAACTCCTAATCTTGCTAGAATCACAATTGAATCTTTCTTTTGGCAAGATGTGAATTTAACACCATCTTCAATGTATGTCACTTGGTTGGAAAAATGGCAAAAAAGTAAAAAGCCAGCAAAATTGATTGTTACAAGATTGAATTATTCAATGCAAGTTACTTGTGAAAATTTCAATCATTGGATTAATGGCGGTGAAGAAGAAGATATTTATTTTACGCTTGATTTACTTGAATATAGACCGCATGGTGCTAAAAAATTAGGATTGAAAGTAAATAAAACACTTTTGCAAAATTTGAAAGATGCAAAAGAATTATTAACTTCACCTATTTTGTTTGATATTCCTAGAATAACTAGAAATTCGTCAAGCAAAAAAACATTCACAAATCCTTATACCGTTAAGAATAATGAAACACTTCAATCCATAACTAAAAAAATCACGGGTTCAACAGATGATTGGAATTCATTATATAATGAAAATAAAATTGAACTTGGAGATATTTTTAACGATGGTTCAGATATTCCTAGTGAAACGAAATTAAAATTGCCTGATTCATGGGTAAATAATTCTAGTTATAATATAATTCAGGAAGTTGTATGAGCCTTACAATGCACATTTATAGTCAACGTGATGAATCTTCAGAAGGTTTTGATGTTTCAGAAATTGTTCATAATATTGAATATACAACATCAATTCTTGGTCAGGCTGGCAAACTTACATTCACATTAGAAAAAGACCCTAATGAAATTTTACAAGTGGGTGTTGGTTCACTTGTAAAATTTTGGCATTCTGATTCTGATAATGAGCCTGAAAAACCTATTTTTATGGGAAATGTTTTTACAATTGGAACTGATAGAACGGAGGCTTATAGGGTTGTTGCTTATGACCAAACACGTTATCTGCAGAATCATGAAAATTTATTCATTAAAGACGGTGAAAATGATTTACAATTTTATTTTGATATGATTTGCAAACAATATAATTTTGTAAATCCAAAAATTGTGAATTGGGATAAATATATTCAGGTAACCAAAAAAATTAGCGGAAATAATTTTATTGATGTTTCAGCCTTTGAAATTCTTCAATATTGTATGGATGATTTTTCTATTGGTAATAAATTAAAAATCAATTCTCAAAATTTCAATTTAATTAGCGGTGAAATTGAAGGTAAAAAAATTAAACAAAGTTATTTTGTTCCAAAATTTTATTTGCGTGATAATTTTGGAACTATTGAATTAAGAGAAATTTTCACTGATTTAATTTATGAAGATGATGGAACTGAAAAGAAAGATTTTTTAGTTATAGGTGATGAATCTTTACTTACAAATTATGAATATGAAGTTGATATAGATAGAAATACATTTAATGAATTTTATTTTATGTATAATGAAAATACAAAAGAACTTGATGAAAATACAAATAAACAAGTTCAAAAGAAATCTATGGTTCTTGCATTACAATCAGGAACTCCAATTTCAGGAACAAACACAACTTTAGATGGGCAAACTATAGGTGAAGATACAATTCCAAAATGGGGTAAACTTAGAAAAATTGTTACAATAAATGATTCAACATTAAGTCAAAATGCAAGATATTATATCAGGGAACTTGTACAACTTTTGAATCAGCCAACTAGAACATTGAAATTATCGGCTTTAGGTTATGACGGACTATATGCTGGCGGTTCATTTATTTTTACTTTATCAAAATTAAACATCAATTATCCCGTTTATGTTATTTCTGCAACACATAAATATAATGGTGATAATCATACAATGGAACTTGAAATAAATTCAAATCCATCAATGGAGGTATTTTCAAAATGAGTGATATTGATATGATTAATATTGTTAATTCTATACGTAAAATTGCAACACCAAAACAAACAAATAATATGATTTTTGGGGAAGTTGTTTCAATTAATCCTTTGGAAATTGATATAGGTGATAACATCGTCTTGAGTGGAAAATTTTTGTATTTAGGGCAGATGTGTAGACCTCACAAAGTTACAATCCCTCACAATCACCTGATAAACGCATTGGAATCTGAAACAACAAAAGGAATAATAACAACGAAAATTAGTGCTGGTACATCGACTGATGTTGCACAAACAACGGGAACTTATGATGTTAAAACTCAAAAGATAACAAAAAATGATGAAAAAGGCATTGATGAAAGGGAATTGCAAACTGAAACAAAAAGCAACATTGATTTAGGTGGTGCTAGTTTATCTATGTCAATCGATGTTACGGGTTCAGCCGTTACAACAAATACTGGTGCTGGTACGGTTACGAAAACAACAGATTTATCAACTTTTACACCTAGTGATGATGGGCATGAACACATTATTCCTGAACATTCAACTCAAGATGTGCATTTCCCTGATACAGAATATGAAGAATGTGTTACAATGGAAATATATCCTAGATTAAAAGTTGGTGATGTTGTTTTAATGTTTGCTATGAACAATAATCAAATGTATTATGTTGCTGAAAGAGTGGAGGTTGCTGAATGAGTTTACCGCAAATAAACGATGATTTAAGTGGAACAACATATACTTATAGAGAACCTAATCTAACTTATAGATTAGGTGAAAAAACAGTTAGTGGAAAAATTGATAAATTAGAATCAATTCAGCAAGCAATTTATCATATTCTTATGACTGAAAGATTTTCTAATCCAATTTATGATGAAAATTATGGGATTGAATTAGAGCAATATATCGGAAAGGATATTGGATTTATTGTTGCTAGTATTCAGGGAACTTTGCAAGATGCTTTATTGCAAGATGATAGAATAACCGATGTTATTGTGACTGATGTTTCAAAAAGCAACAAACAAGAAAATGCTTGCGTTGTACAATTTACAGTAAATACAATATATGGAAATTTGGAGGAATCCTTAGATGTCTTACAGTGAAAACAATACTTATGAAAAAATTCTAAACAGAATGTTGGCTCGTGATGCTTTAATCAATGTAGATAAACGAGTCGGCTCAATTATCTATGATGCTATTGCTCCTTGTGCTATGGAACTTGCTAATGCTTATGTAATAATTGATATTCTGCAAGAACAAACTTATTTATTAACCGCAACGGGTAATAATTTGGATAAGCGATGTTTTGATTATGGAATCAAAAGAAATCAGGCAACAAAGGCTCAAAGAATCGGTTCATTCAAGAAATATCAGGTTGATGGTAATGGTAATTTTGTTTTTTCATACAATTATGTTGGTGAAAATCAGGGTGATTATGAATATGATTCTGAAAACGAAACATACAATTATGTTGGTGAAAATCAGGGTGATTATGTCAAAGGTGATAAAATCTTAATTGATATGGACATTCCCGTTGGTAGTAGATTTGTTGTTCCTGATAATGAAAATATTATTTTTGAATATATTGGAATCATAGATGGTTATAAAATTCTACAATGTGAATCAAGTGGTTCAGGTGGAAATGAACACGTTGGAGATATTTTACCATTATCACCAATTACAGATATGATTGAATCAAAAATCATAAGCACATACAAATATGGTGAAGATAAAGAATCTGATGACGATTTAAGAACTAGAACACAAAATTATTTGAATGAAACCGCTTTTGGTGGAAATATTGCTGATTATATTGAAAAGGTAAATTCCATTGATGGTGTTGGAAATGTAAAGGTATTCCCAGCATGGCAACGAAATGGCTCAGTGTTACTTTCAGTTGTTGACCCATCATTTAATCCAATCACTAATGAATTTGCAACATATTTGAAAGAACTAATTGACCCTGAAGAAAACTCAGGTCAGGGAGTTGGAATTGCTCCAATTGGACATATTGTAACAATCACAACACCCGTTGAACAAACAATTGATGTTGAATTGACTTTGAAAATTGAGGAAAATGTGGTTCAGGATGAAATATCATCTGAAGTTATAACCGTTATAGAAAATTATATTCAATCAGTTAAAGAACAATTTGCTCAGGATGTGAATCTTGCAATTTATCGTTCAAGAATCATTGATAGATTATTTGATAACATTAGTGAAATATTGAATGTGAAAGATGTTTTGTTGAATAATACGGATGCTGATATTATTTATACAGATGAAGGATTGATTGGTCGTCAATATTTGCCAAAATTAGGTGAGGTAACTGTAAATTATGAGTAATTGTATTAATAGATTTATTCCTGAAATAATGGCTGATAATGATGATATGAAATCATTATATGCCGTTGAAAAAAGTGAAATTGATAATTTACATTCTTCAATTAGAATTGAAATTAATAATAACTTTATTTCAAGTTGTAATGTTTCAGGAATTACAAAACAAGAAAAAATATATAATATTAAAAATAATTCTGATTATACTTTGGAAGAAAGAAAAGAATTGTTGATGAATAAAATCTATTTTAAGCCTCCTTTTACTAAACAAAGATTTATGGAAATTCTAAAGAATGTTTGGGGTGAAGAAAACTATACTTTTATATTATATCCTGAAACATATGAATTGATAATAGATATTTTTACAACAGACCCATTAATTTATTTGAAATTTCAAAAATATGTTCGTGACGTTGTTCCAGCAAATATTTATTTAATTTTTTCTATTCAATACACATATCTTTATTTGAATAGAAATTACACTTATAATAGACTTGAAAATGAAATGACTTATGGTGAATTAAGTCAATATGCATGATTGGAGGTATAAATATGCAACATTCAACAAATTACAATATGAATAAGCCTGAAAGGGCAGACCAATACAATATCGACCATTGGAATGATAATACTAATATTGTAGATACTGAATTAAAAAGAAATGCTGATGCAATTATTACTGAAACTGAAAGAGCCTCAAATGCTGAAAATTCCAAAAATAATAAAATAACAGTAACTGATGATTCTACCGATTTGACAGATTCTGATACTTTTGATGAAACCAGTGCTGGCTCAAATCCAACAACAACTAAAAGACGAACAATGTTGTTGCTATTTAATTATTTGAAAACAAAATTTGGAACTGCATCTCTTAAAAATGCTGGAAATGGTGCAAATCAAGTTCCATATAATTCATCAGCATTGACTTCTAAAGTTGGCGGAATACTTTGTGCGGATGCAACGGGAGTTTATAATAGTGGAAAAACTATAAGCGATATGTCTAAAGCCAATAGTTTAATTGGAATTTGTAACACTGTTAATATTTTAACTGACCTTGAAGTTAATATTCCAGGATTTGCTTTATATGAAGGTGTTAAAATTACAGTATTTTTCAAAGAGGCATCACGTTCAACAAGTGATATAACTTTGAATGTAAATTCAACTGGAAAAAAAGGAATATATGTGTATAAAGAAGGTCATCTCAGAGCAATGAAACTTCAATCATGTAGAATGTATGGTACTAGTGAATTTTCAGATAAGATGAGATGGGATGAAAATACATTCTTAGACTTTACATATTTAAATGGAAAATGGGTTGTTATTGGAAATCCTAAAGTTATACACCGTGAATATGATGGGGTAACTGGCGAAGTCTATGCAGACGGTAAAATTGAACAGTGGGGAACATTTACATATTCAACAATAGCAAAAGACTTCTTAGTGTCATTTACACAAAAACCATCTATGGTTTGTACATTTAATTCTGATTCTTCGGGTTATCCGCAATATAAAGAATTTCCTCGACCAATCTCAGCAACACAATGGAAACAGATATATGGTAATGCATCTGTATCTAATGGGACATGGTATGCTGTCGGATATTAAAGGAGGAATCAAAATGAAAATTAAAGATACATCACATATCGGAATGATAGTTGGTGCCATTAGTTTAATAATTGTATTGATAAAATAATTTACAAATTCAGGGCAGAAATGCCCTGATAAAAAATTAAAAATTATTATAAAAAATCTTTTAATAATTAAAATAATATCATATAATTGAAATATGAAATTAGATGAATTTGTAAATAAATATATCAATACAAAAATTGATTTTGATAATGCTTTTGGTGCTCAATGCGTGGATTTATTCAGGCAATATTGCAAAGATGTGCTAGATATTCCTCATACGGGTTCAGTTGATGGTGCAAAAGATATATATTTGAATTATTACAAAATGGAGGGTGAAAAGAAATATTTTTACCAATTGCCAATTACTGAAATTAGAACGGGTGATATAATAGTTTGGAATTCAAATTCAACAAATAAATATGGTCATGTCGCAATAGTTATGGGTTTTAATCCCAGCGGTGTATTAGTATTAGAACAAGACGGATTTAAACAAAATGGTGTAAAATTTAAAATTCGTTCATTTGAAAATGTTCTTGGAATTCTTAGATTCAAAGGCGGTGAACAATGAATGTGAATGAAATAACAATTGGTCAAATAATTGGAATTATTACCGCCATAGGAATTATGTCAGGATTCTTTGGAAAGTTTTTTAGTCAAATTTATAAGATTAAACAATTAAGTGAAAAACAAGAAAAATTAGAGCAAAGAATGGATAATTATGAAAAAACTCAGGCTCAACAAAAATCTGAATTAATTGATAAAGTTGAAGAAACAAATAATGCCGTAAATCTTATTTGTTCAGCCGTATCAGCATTGATTGATGATTCTTTACAAGATAATCAAGAATCAAAACAACGGCTTAGGGAAATAAAAAATAAACTTGATAGTAAAAAGGAAATAGTATGAAAAGCCTTGATATAGAAATAAGTGAAAAAGTTGCAAAAGAGGCTAGCAAACAGATGACTCAACTTAGAAAGGAAATAGAAAATAATAAAGATGTTCATATTTTACTTTTGAAAGATACTTTATCTGATATGAGAAGTGAAAGGAAATTCATTAAAGGATTATCAATGTTTTTATGTTCTTTCATAATATTACTGATAATTGGAATTATTGGAATTGGAATTTATGGTCAAAGAACATTAAAAAATGCATTTAATGATTTTATAAATAGTACTGAATTATCTACAAGTGTTGAAATGTGTACTGATAACAATAGCGTGAATTATGGGAATTTAACAGTAAAATAGTAAATGGGTACGAAGTTTACATATAGAAAAACAATAAAGCCTAAAAACAAAGAATCAAAATTTGTAAGGGAAAATGGAGTAAGATATAATTGTTACCGTGATGAAAATGGTATACAACATATTGAAACAATAAGATATAGAAAGTTGGTGAGAAAAAAATGTCAGTAATAATCAAGAAAATCAATAACTTTTTCAAAACCGCAATCAAAACAGATGTTGATAATGTAAAAAATCAAATTGTACTAACTGATAGACAACAACAGATATTCGATATGTTTTATATCAGGAAATTAGATATTAATTTTATTGCTGATTCAATAGGTGTTTGCCCTATGGTCATTAATAATGAATTAAAGAACATAAGGCAAAAATTGATTAAAATAATAGACTAATAATAACATTTCTAAATTCATTTGTGATACGGCATTTTCTGCCCATTCAGGTACTTCATTATTTACCTTTCTTTGTGATGAAGTAAAAAACAAAACCTTTTTTAATTTCAAAGTTTTATTTTTCAATGCACCTTTAACACAATAAGAATTTTTAAGTTTTCTCTTTTTCTTTTCACTTGCCATATTCACTTAAACTCCTTGCTTTTTCCTTATATCCAACACTAGCATTTTTCCAAAAGGTTGCCATGTTCCAATCGCCTTTTTTAGCAAACTCAATAGACTTCTTACAAGCATTATCGCTCTTATTCATTAATTCTTCATATTTTGTCATATAATTACCTCCCAATAATATATGATTATATACTAATATAAATATTTTCCAAATTCATTACTTATTTTCAGCCATTCTTCTTCAGAAATTCCATCACAATCATATTTTTCCTGAAGATTAAATAAACATTGTTTCAGGTAACGTTCATTATGCCAATCTTCATATAAATCAAACGTTTGATAAAAATTCCAATGATATTTTTCAATAATTTTTCTAAAATTGGAAAAACATCTATCATAAGAACCTTTATTAATTTTATAACCTCTATCTTCCATTTCTTTAATTACAAGATGCATATATTCAAAGAACATATAAAGATTATAATTTTTAATTTTATTCACTAGTAAATGATTGGGTGTACCCTTATTTGCAATATTAGAACAAATAGCACAACATTCTCTCCATTGTGCAACTAACTGTTTTCTAGGTAAATATGGAATCAAATCTTTATGCCATAATCTCATAAGCATCCTCCTTCATATTATAGAAATTGCAAGGTAGAAATTTTAATCTACCTTGCAACCTGATTTATTTTCCTTGTCTTTTCAAATACGCTTGTTTCTTTAATGGTGTATATCCAATCAATTCTGTTTTGAAATATTCTTTATCTTTATTGCATGATTTATATTCAGCATAAAGATTCTTTACTTCTTCAACGCTTTTATGTTCTTTTGAAATAAAAGCAAAATGAATAGCCTTGTCACGATTTTCAATACAATTAATTGCAATTTCTTTAAGCATTTCAAATTTTGTCATATTAGTTACCTCCTATCCCGTAACTGTTTATATATTAAACTAATTTATATAAAAAGTCAAGTAATTTATAATAAATGTTTTATATAATTTTTATAAATTTTTGAAACCTGAAATTATTCTAATATTTAATTATGGAAATAAAGCAAACCGCAATTAGTTATATTAAAAATATGACTATAAACGAAAAACAGAAATTAAAAACAATGCTGATACACAATGTTTCTTGCGGTCGTGATTTTGCAATTCAAAATGGTGTTGACCCTATTATGTTTAATGCTGAATTAAAAAGTATTTTGGAAGGTAAGTGATGAACGGTTTTAATCCTATTTTAGATTTTCAACGTAATCAATTAATGGCTCAACAAGCAATGATTCAAAATCAATTAAATCAAATGAATCAGAATATGCAACCTCAGGCTCAATTCAATCCATATCCACAAAACAATCAACCGCAATTTTTTGTTAGACAAGTTGGAAATATTGATGAGGCAAGAAGTTATCCCGTTGACCCTAACACAATGTATTTCTTTCTTGATACGGGTAATGGCAAAATTTACATGAAACAATTAAATACTAGCAACGGTAAATCTGATTTTTTCACCTACAACGTTCAGGAAGAAATAAGTGAAAAGAAGATTGACCCTATGGATGAAATAAATAGCCGATTAACTAACATAGAAAATATAATTGGAGGTTTATATGATAAATCCGTTTCAAGCAATGCAAGCAATGAAAAATCCAATGGGGATGGTTCAACAACAAATGTTAGAAAAAATGAAAAGCCAAAACCCTCAAATGTTCAATCAGGTTCAACAAATGATTCAGGGGAAAAATGAAACACAATTAAAAGAAATGGCTCAAAACATTGCTAAAGAACGTGGTATTGATTTGAATAGTTTTGCCAATAACTTTGGCATAAAACTATAAGACCGTTAGTCTTAATAAATATACTTAATATAAAAGGAGGTAAAACTATGGCTATTGAAACTAATGGAACACCCGTAATTATGGGTGGTGATAGTGGTTTTGGTGGTGGTGCTGGTTTTTGGGGATTCCTGATTCTTGCTATGTTCCTTTTTGGTGGTAGTGGTTTTGGTGGATTCGGTGCAAATAACGGTAATACAAATGCTATTCAGGCAGATGTAAATCGTGGTTTTGATAATCAGAATCTTCAGGCTCAGACAAGAGATATTCTTTCAGCCGTAACAAGTGGAACGGCTCAGAGTGTTTCAGCAACAAATCAGACTTTCCATGATATGCTTTCTGCATTCAATGATAAATACAGTGAACTGCAGAGGGATATTGCTGGTGTAAGTGTTGCTCAGGCTGAGGCTCTTGCTAATCAGAATCAGTGTTGTTGCAATACACTTAGAGCAATTGATGGTGTAAATTACAACAATGCAATGAATACCGCAAGCATTAACGCTAACACAACCGCACAAACACAAAAGATTCTTGATGCTATTGCTGGCAACAGAATGGCTGATATGCAGAATCAGATTAATCAGTTACAGTTGGCTCAGGCTTTGAATGGAGTTGTTCGTTATCCTAACGGGATGACCTACAATGCTGGTACATCGCCTTTCTGCAATTGTGGCGGATGCGGATGCAATCTTTAATTCTTGAAAAAGAATTTTTATTCCCTACTAGATAGGTTGATTTTGAACTTTTCCGCTGATTATTCAGCGTTGATATATCAGGGCAATGGTTCTTTACTATTGCCCTATTTTTATTTATAAGGAGTAAAATATGGCTTGTAATTGTGCAATTTGCCCAAACATCATTCCCGTTTCTAGTGTAACTTCAAGTGGTGGTATAACTACCCTTACAATTCCTAGTGGTACAACCTTTCAGAATGGAAGTTGTTATTGTTTAGGGTTATTTACAACAATTCCTTCAGCAACAAATGGAACTCAGGTAAATATTACAGATGGAACAAACACTTATACAATTTATAACCGCCTTGCTAATTATTGGCGACCATGTTGCGGTTTAAGAAGTAGAAGTTTACTTAAAGTAAGATTCTTTAATGACCCTAATCATTTCCTGAAAATATGATAGATGTGAATGATTTTATCGTTCTTAATTGTTTTGGAACTCTTACCAATATGACAATAAATGCTGAAATATTGGAATTGACTAAAAAGCATATAGAAAATGAAAAATCAATCATTGAGGAATTAAAGAAATTAAATAGGAGGCTTGAAATTGGCAGAAATAATAAATTATAGTTCAAATGGAACTATGGCTGAACAAATCAAATCCTTATATGAAAATGTTTGTAAAGTTCTTACTACCCATTGTAAAATAAATAAACTTGCAATGCGGTCTTTGCAAGCAATGGGATATAACGGATTCAAAAGATGGCATAGATACCGTTCAAGACAATTCTTTGAAATGAAACTTTGTCTTTCAAATGAAATTTACGATAAATTCAGAATAAAGGCAGATTTCAAATCTTATGATGTTACTTATGACCCTCCAACAATAGAAGAACACCTTAAATCATGGGATTCTGTTTTGCTTGATGGTATTCAGGAATTAGGAACTTTACATAAAAGATTCTTTGAACTTACGGGTATGGATAGTAAAATCATTAATAAGGCTATGTGCAAGATGACTAGAGATTATGAAAAAGTTGGTAGATTGATTATGCGATTTACCGAGTCCGATTGGCTAACTCTTGATATGCACACTGTAGATGACAAACTTCACTGTAAATACAAAGAAAAAGAGGAAAAGCATGGATTCAACTATTAATGAAGTGTTTTCTGATTTTACAAATTCATTAAAAGATATTGATTTTAGTTCATATAATCCAAATTCACCTGAATTTCAATCAGCATTAAATGTTGGCTTGATGTGGCATTTATTACATGAAATTGGTGAAGAAAAAATTGAAAATAAAATTGTTCTTGAAAAAGAAACTGAAAAGGATGAAATTTCAGATGAACTTTATGGAGCAAAGAAATATTTTCAAAAGTATATGGATTCAGGTGATTCAGTTTTTAAAGAAATGGCAAAAGATGAATTAAAACACGCTGAAATTCTTATTAAAAAAGCCAATTCAAAACTCCCTAGTGGTGAAGAAAAGGCAAAATTAAAAGAATATGAATTAGAATTAAAAGAAATATCTGAAAAGATAAATGAATAAAAAAATAATGCCCTAGACCAAAAATCTAGGGCATTTTAATTAAACTTCTTCATCTAAGGTATGAAAATTTTTAGAATAATATTTACTTGCTGGGTAAATATCCATTGATAAACTTCTTAAAACGTAAGCAACCGCATCTTGCAAAGTGTATGAATTACCTGATAACTTTTCAAGTTTTTCATCCATTTCCTTTTTAGCGTTTACTCTTTCCATTGGATGGTCATAATCACCCATTTGTGAACAAAAATCTTTCCAATCCTTTTCATTAATGATATTGAAAATTTCAGCAACGGTTTTTCTATCAACGCTTGAAATTCCTTCAGCAATCATATCAATCAATTTATCTTTCTTTGTCATATTCAACCTCCTTAAAGTATTGTTGCATCAAAAATAAATTCATAAGTACATTCTCGAAGTCTTTCTTCAACAATTTTATCAATCTGACCAAATGTAATTTTTTTATATTCTGATATTGATAAATTTTCTTTCAATTCTAAAATAACTTCTCTAGACATTTTATGATATAAAATTGATTTCTTTTCTTCTGACAAATCGTTAAATGTAATTATAATTGTTTTCATAATTAGCCTCCTTTCAGGGCATTTCTGCCCTAATTTTTATTAGCAATTAAAACCTACTACTCTAGGCATCCTTGTTTCCATTCCCGTATAAGTTCGGAATGTTTCAGCCAATGTATCACAATAAATACCATCAACCTTGTTTACAACCTTGTAATTATTTGCTCTTAAACGACCAAATTCAACAGTGTAATCATCCATTGCGGTTAATGTAATTCTTACAATGTTGATTGATTTACAGTTGCGACCAATTCTAAACTGAATTGTATTTGTTTTATGGTCAACAACAAACTGTTTAGCACCCGTCATCATTCTAAACTGATTGAATCCGCCTAACTGATTAAAAATATCATTAATTTCATACTGTTTCATAAGTAACCTCCTATCTAGTTCCTTATGATTTAATATTAAACTAATTTATTTATTATGTCAAGTGTTTTATATGAAAAAAAAAATAAAAAAAAATCAGCAAGTTTACGGGTAGGGAGGGGAATAAATAAACTTGCTGACTAAAACTTATTCAGTTTTATTAAAATTAGCGTTTTTATATCTATCAGGCAAAAAACTTTTGCACAAACAGAACGCTTTATTCACATCAAAATTGATAACCTTTTGTGATTCTAAAATAGAAAGATTATCAAAACATTCACGCATTTTAGAAACAATGCTTTCATATTCTTTTTTATAATTTACCAATTCATCATAAGTTGACATTGGCATTGAAACCATTATTTCACTTTTTTTCATTTCTAACCTCAATCATTGCATCAGCAATTTTATAACAAGTTTTAGCAAGTGAATCTAAATCTTCTTTATTTTGCATCAAATATTCACCCATTCCTGAAAGAACTTGCCCAGCAAAATAATCACGCATAGTGCTAAAACTTTATCCATAAAAAAAAAACTCCTAATTGAAACGCATATTTGTTTCTATTTCTTTTCCTATACTTTGTTTCAATTGAATTCTTAAAATTGGATTTGCAAGCATATAACCGGCAATAAAAACATTTTCTAAAGTTAAAGGTTTATTTTTAGATTCAGCCAATTTCAAGAATTGATGATATATTTTTTGAATTTCACCTCCAACGGTAATTTCTTTTAATTCTGTATCGTGCAAATCGTAACCTTTCATATAGCCTCATTTATATTATAGAAATTCATTTTCAATAATTTCATTGTTTCAGGATGCAATTTACTACCATAGAATTTAATTAAAATTTCTTTGAAACAATTTTCTTTTGTTGCGATATAAAAAAGAGTCATGCAAGCATGGATTTTCACGGCATCAATTTCACCTACAATGCTCGTGATGGGTTTATTTTTACGGGCAAGAGCCTGAGTTATTTCTCTTAATCTTGCTCTTAAAACATTATGCTGAATGTAAACCTTTGCCTCATTCAATCCATCTAATCCATAATATTTACTATAATCAGAAACACCCAAACCCTTTAATTGCGGAAAAATAAACCAAATCCAATGTGTTTTCTTTTTCCCATCTTTAATTTCCCTTAATGCCATCGGATAATATTTGTCTTGCATTCTAATAAACCGATTAAGATTGTAATTCATTTTGCTTTTTCCTTTCCTTATATTTTTTGAGAATTTCCTTTCTCATATCACCAAACATTTCAACATCTAATTCATTATTCAAAACTTGTTTAATTCCTTTATTATGGTCATTCAGGATTTCCATAATTGAAGTATCAATACTATCTTCAAGAATTAAATAATATGCCTGAACTGAATCAGCCATTTGACCAATACGATGTACACGGTCTTCCGCTTGTTCATGCTGAACAACAGTCTGACCAAATTCAATAAAACAAGTTGCCTTACTTGCGGTTAGGGTAATGCCAGCACCGCAAGCCTTTATTTGACCAACAAACAATTTTATTTTTTCATCATTTTGAAAACTATCAATGCTTTTCTGCCGTTTTTCAACGGGTGTTTCACCATTTATCCCAACAGAAATTCCCTTAAAGTTTTCAAGTACAAAATCAAAAGCATCTTTGTGATAAACAAAAACAACCAATTTATCATTTATGGATAAATAATCTTTTATCCATTGCAACATTGAATTTTTCTTTGCCTCAAAACTTGCTTTTTTCAATTGTGATATTTTCACAAGAGCATTACTTTCACCCTTTTTAATAGCATCAGTAAATTCCTTATCAATCATATTATAGATTTTTCTTTCTGAATCTGAAACTTGCATTTGAATTACAATTCTTTGTTTTGGCGGTAATTGTGTTAGAACATCTTTTTTCAGCCGTCTAATCATGAATGTACTGATTTTATTGTGTAATTCCTCACCATTACTTAAACCGTTGAATTGCCATCCAAAGAAAGTTTTTACGGGGTCACAATAACGCATCTGAAATGCCCATCTGTTAGGAAACATTTTCTTATTCAGGATATTCAAAGTAGTGAAAAATTGGCTAGTTTTTGTTTCATAAGGTGTACCGCTGATAAATATTTTCCTAGAATCCTGATTATCTGAAAGTTGAACAACGGCTCTTGTTCGGATTGTTTCAGGGTCGGAAATACACTGACACTCATCTACAATAATCGTTTTGAAGTGATGCTGAACCAACTCATCAACCCATCCGTCAACCTTTAATATATTAGGTTTATATTTTTCACCATTTTCCTTACATAATTTTTTTCTTTCAAGTTCTTTTCTTTTTTCAATCTGATTTTCAACACCTAAAATATCATAATTGATAATTACAACGGGATATTTTTCAAAATATTCATCTGAAAATCTTTGTGTTTTTCTACCCTCAAGAATCGTACATTTCAAATTTGCCCATTTTTCAATTTCACGTTCCCAATTTAATTTCAGGCTAGATTGACAAACAACAACCGCTGGCAACGCATTTTTATTTAATTTCAAATATGTACAAGCCTGACAAGTTTTACCTAAACCCATTTCATCAGCAAGTAAAATATTTTCATTTGTTGATAAAATTCTTAAAACACCTTCTTTTTGAAAAGGGTATAACTCTTTTGGTAAATTGCTATCATCAATTCTTTTTATTTTTTCTTTTAAGAATATTTTTGCTGATTCATCAAAAGGATAACCGTTTTCAAAGAGGATTCTTGCATTTTTTCTAGTTGGTGATAAACAGAAAATTCCAACATCTTGCAGATATTCAAAATTTCCTGAATTTTTAGCAAGTTCTAAAACAACTTTATAATCTTTACCTTTTGTTAGTTGAACGCATAAAAAATCACCATCATAAAAAACCATTTATTCCACCTAAAATA